CAATTTTATAAACAAAATAGAAAGAAGGATCGAGAAAGATCTGGACATGATTGGGGTGGAATCTTTGATGTTCTCAATAAGATTAGAGATGAAATCAAAGAGTATTTTCCTTGGAAAGTTATTGAAGTTATGGGAGCAGAAGCGGATGATGTAATATCAACGCTTTGCAAAAATAAAGACACAGGTAAAGTTCTCATTTTATCTGGAGATAAAGACTTTATTCAACTTCAAAAATATCCTGGTGTTTATCAATTTAATCCAACAACAAAAAAATATATAAGTTCAGATAATCCATATGCTTTTGTGAAAGAGCATGTGATTAAAGGAGATAAGTCAGATGGTATTCCAAATTTTTTATCATCTGATGATACTTTTGTTAGTGGAACAAGGCAAAAGCCAATCAGTCAAAAAAAATTAAATGTTTGGGTGGATCAAGATCCAGAAAAGTTTTGTGAATCCCAAGAACAATATAAAAACTATTGCAGGAACAGAACATTAATTGATTTTGATTATGTTCCTGAAGAAATTGAAACTAAAATCATGGAGGAATATGAATCGCTAAATAGCATTAAGAAACAAATTCCTTTGGAATACTTCCAGAAGCATCAGTTGAATGATTTGATGCAAGAATTCTTCTTTCGTAGTTCATCGCCATTTAAAAAATGAAACTCTTAATTTCAGAAGTGCTCCAGAAAGTGAGCAACGCAAAAACAAAAGCAGAAAAAATTGATCTGCTTCATCAATACAACAGTAATGCTCTTCGTGCAATTTTGATTGCAAATTACGACGAAAGTATTATTTCTCTTCTTCCAGAAGGAGAAGTTCCTTTTGAACCTAATGATGCACCAAAGGGAACAGAACATACTGTTCTCGAAAAAGAATATCGTAAGCTATATCTTTTCTTCAAGGGAGGTAGTTCTTCACTTAAGCAATCACAAAGAGAAAATCTTTTTATTCAAATGCTTGAAGGACTTCATCAAGAAGAAGCACAACTTCTTATTCTAGTAAAAGATAAAGCACTTGGTAGGAAGTATAAACTAACTCGTGCTTGCGTTGAAGAAGCATTTCCACAAATTAAATGGGGAGGACGTGCTTAATGAAATTTCTCCACCAAAAATGTGATCCTGAATTGGCAAACGATCGTGGATTGCCATATACTGCATACATTGTAACTTATGAAGAGGATGGAGAAGTTTCGTATGACATCGTTATTTGTAATAAAAAAGTAGAAATTTTTGATTACTACTGGGATAAATATCGTGATGGCTTAGTAAGTTTTAAACAAACTGAAGGCAGAGTAAACCCAAAACTTTGGGGAGTAAAACCAAAGGAAGAAAAAAAGAGAAAATAGATGGGAAAACATTATTTACTTAACCTATATGGTTGCTCGTTGTCTCTTCTTGACAACGAGTTTTTTCTATGTGATATGATAGAAAACGCTGCTGAAGCATGTGGAGCACATGTTTTACAAACTATGTCACATCAGTTTAAACCACAAGGTGTAACTGCAATATGTTTGCTTTCTGAAAGTCACATCAGTATTCATACTTGGCCAGAGAAAGGTGAAGCAGCAGTTGATGTATTTACTTGTGGAGATTCCGAACCCAAGATTGCATGTGATATTATCATTGAGCAACTCAATGCAAAGCACTACGATCTTGAGTTCATACAACGGTAACAAATGTTACAAAATTAAACTAATATATAAAAATACGTTCATCCCTATGGGACGGAAGTAAGCCGACTCGGAACGGATCGTTCATTCGCTATTTGCAAATAGCGAACGCAAAAGCCGACTGAAGGAACGCTCTTTAACTTAAAAAACTAAGGAGAAAACCTAATGGCTAAAGTAGTATATCGTGGCATCGAATATGATACTCAAAAGCGTCTTGAGTATCAACAGCAGATGATGCAGCAACCCCAACAATACAACGAAACCTATCGTGGTGTTAAGTTCGTAAAGGAGGGACACAAATGAACTGGCTTAATTTAATACGCAAACAAATACAAAAGAAAAGAAAACTAGAGGTTGCTCAATATCATATGGCAACCTTAGGATAATTCAAACAGGGGTTGACAGACCCCTTTTTTTATGTTATGATATGCTGGTAATTACGGAGGACAATGCAGACAAACACTCCCACGTCATTGAACCAGTACATTAAATGGTTACGTAACGCTGTAGATAAAGGTCATCTTTATGACAGCGATGAATACTATCGTATTAAAAAAGAACTTTACGAAGCACTTGAAGTTCGAAACAAACTCAAACATCTTGAAAAAGCACAACGAGGTTTTGGATACACTTATGACCAATCAATCTTCAACCAGCCCAGTGAAACTGATCTCAGTGACACCACAAGCGGAACAGACGATGGGGTATATAGCGAGGGTGAGCAACCCAGCGAATCAGGAGAATCCGAACGTAGCGGGACTACTGAAGTATTGCATCAAGCATAATCATTGGTCTGTATTTGAACAGGCAACCATGACATTAGAGATTGAAACTAATCGTGGTATCGCAGCTCAAATTTTGCGACACCGTTCATTTACATATCAAGAATTTTCGCAACGATATGCTGATGCAAATCTTTTGTGTCAGTACATTCCTATTCCAGAACTTCGCCGTCAAGATACAAAAAATCGTCAAAATTCTACTGATGATCTTGATGGATATCTTAAACTTGTTCTTGAAGGAGAGATTCAAGAACATTTTGCTAAAGCACAACAACTTTACAAACGTCTTTTAAATCAGGGCGTCGCAAAAGAATGTGCAAGGTTTGTACTTCCACTTGCTGTACCAACAAGAATTTATATGACGGGCTCGTGCAGGTCGTGGATCCACTATATATCTTTGAGATCTGCAAACGGAACTCAAAAAGAACACATGCAGATTGCAGAAGCTTGTAAAGAGATTTTCTGTGAACAATTTCCTACTGTTGCTGAAGCTTTGGAGTGGAACTGATGCCTACATATCCTGTTAAACATAAAGAAACTGGGGAGACCCAAGAACTTTACATGACAATGAAAGAGTATGAGCAATGGAAGATCGACAATCCTGACTGGGATAAAGATTGGTCTGCAGGTGTTGCTGGAGTTGGGGAAGTTGGTGACTGGAGAAACAAGATGAATAAAACCCATCCTGGATGGGGTGATATTATGTCGAAGGTATCCAAAGTTCCTGGTTCAAACGTACAATGGTAAATTAATTAATTAAAACATATGCCAAGAGCAAGAAAGAAACTGACACCAGATATTAATGGTATGAGTGCTAAACAACTAAAAAGAAGAAAGCCAATCAATTCAAGCTACCTTCTAAATATTGAACCACTGACTGACAACCAGCGCATTTTATTTGAAGAGTATGGCAAAGGACAACATTTGTTTGTCTATGGATGTGCAGGAACTGGTAAAACATTCGTTGCACTTTACCTCGCATTAAAGGATGTTCTCGATGAAAATTCACCTTACGAAAAAATCTATATCGTTAGGTCTCTTGTTGCTACTCGGGAAATTGGTTTCCTTCCTGGTACTCATGAAGATAAGTCATCACTTTATCAAATTCCCTATAAGAATATGGTGAAGTACATGTTCGAGATGCCTGATGACAACAGCTTTGAAATGCTGTATGAAAACTTGAAGGCACAAGAAACCATTTCATTCTGGAGCACTTCTTTCCTTCGTGGCTCTACACTCGACAAAGCAATTGTTATTGTGGATGAATGTCAGAATCTTAACTTCCACGAGCTAGATTCTATCATCACTCGTGTTGGTGAAGATACTAAGATCATGTTCTGTGGTGATGCCAATCAGTCAGATCTACAGAAATCAAATGAACGTACTGGCATTGTTGACTTCCAAAAAATTCTTGACAATATGGAAGAATTTTCTTTGATCGAATTTGGTATCGAAGACATTGTTCGTTCTGGTCTTGTCAAGTCTTATATCATCAGTAAACTTAATCTAGGATTGTAATGAAACTATTTGATCATGTGGGACTGGATGCTATTGAAATGAATACTGTTACTATTGACGGCAAGAGATATTATGTTACACCATCTGGTGGTAAATATCCTTCAGTCACCACAGTGATCAGTGGTAACTCAAAGAAGCAAGCAGGACTTGCAAAGTGGAGAGCAAGGGTTGGTAAAGAGAAAGCACAGGCAGTATCTAATCGTGCTGCTGGACGTGGCACTCGATACCATAAGTTGGTTGAAGATTATTTCAACAACGAACTTGATACTGAAAAGTATAAGGACCAACCTTTGCCTTGGATTATGTTCAATTCCTCACGAGGTATTTTGGACCGTATAAATAATATTTACCTTCAGGAAGCGGCACTCTATTCTGATTGTTTACAAATTGCTGGTCGTGTTGACTGCATTGCAGAATATGAGGGGGAGCTGGCTATCATTGACTTTAAAACATCTGCCGAACCAAAGAAAGAAGAATATCTTTACGATTATTATGTTCAGGAATGTGCATACGCTTGTATGTTACAGGAACGATACAAGATTGGTGTTAAGAAATTAGTCACCATTGTGTCATGTGAAAATGGTGATACTCAAGTCAGTGTGGTGCCTCCCAAGAAGGAATATTTTGTTACGTTGCAAGAATACATCAAGGAGTACCAAGAAAAACATGCTAAACAATCTGGAGAATAAATTTATGACAGCTGCGAGATTTTCGCAGGAAGTTGAACAAATTGCATATGAAAATTCGATGAACTACATCGATGCTATTATTCACTACTGTGAAACAAATGAAATTGAAATAGAATCCGTACCTAAATTAATTTCAAAACCATTGAAAGAAAAGCTAAAGTATGATGCACAAAAACTTAATTACATCAAGAAGACAAGTAGAGCTAAGCTAATGTTAGTATGAGTGACTTTTTTAAATCCGAATTAGTTCGTGGTGACATTCAAGAAATGTCAGAACTTCAACAGTTCTGTATGAGATCAATGGTTGCCTTTCCAGTTCTTTCTCCTGAAAAGAAAATGGAATACTTCAATGTCATGGAGACATTGATTGAAAAACAAAAGATTTTTTATGCTCGTCTCAAATTAAGTGACGATCCAGAAGCAATTGAAATGGCAGAATCTATGAAGGATGCTATCATTATGATGGGAGCATCACCTGATTCAAATATCAGTGCCATGTTTGATGACCTTTTAACAAAGGTTAAAATGATGAAAGAAAAATTAGAGGCAGAGGGGGGTTGACTCGACCCTCTGCCTGTGGTATGATGTCTAGGTGATCACGAGTCACACAAGCCAAATCAAAATTATCCGAGAAAATCTTATGTCTTTTTCTGATCTGAAGCGCAAGTCGCAGAGCAATTTCGAATTCCTCCAGAAGGAACTTGAAAAGTCCAGCACCTCGTCCAGTGGTGCCGATGAGAGGCTCTGGAAGCCCAAGCTTGATGCTTCTGGTAATGGGTACTCCGTTATCCGTTTCCTGCCCGCTCCTGAAGGCGAGAGCGTGCCCTGGGCGAAGATTTACAACCACGCTTTCCAAGGTCCAGGTGGTTGGCTGATTGAAAACTGTCCTACTTCTAAAGGTGAACAGTGTCCTATTTGTGCTGCCAACAACAAACTTTGGAACAGTGGTCATGAATCTGATAAGGATGTTGTTCGCAACCGTAAGCGTAAACTGTCCTACTACAGCAACATCTATGTCGTGAAGGATCCCAGCAATCCTGAAAACGAAGGTAAAGTGTTTCTGTACAAATATGGTAAGAAGATCCATGACAAGATCCT